ACTTTGAAGCGTTAGTGCAGTTCCAGCAAGATCATCTATTTCACAAACAAAAGATTCATCGGCGGTAAAGTAACGTGTGGCAGTCCCCGTTGAATAGAAGTATCGTCCGGCATGACCATCAATAGCACGAGAAGCAGATTCAACCGCCATCTCTAATAACGAATCATCAACGCTATCTTGAATGCGAGCTGCTGCCTTGATTTGGGCAAGTGTGCAATAGCCATTTGTAATTGCCAAAGTAACTCCTAAGTCTTGTTTATTCTACCAAGTCAAAAGATAGATAACTCATAAACCTAGTTCTGCTCTGACTTGCTGAATGTGCGCTTTGCCAATCGAATCATGCTCTGATGGTCTGCCTATTCCACTCATTGTTATCCTGCCGTATCCAATGTCATAAATACAACGAACGGTTGTCGCGTGAAATGGTTTTGCTCCAGCTGCCACGCAACGAATGTAAAGTTCCCAATCGTCAAAAATTGCGCCTTTCGTGTGTCCACCAGTTCGTTGAAATAACTCACGCTTTATCGGAGCAGAACCCGGACAAGTCATTTGGCTAGGTATCAATTCAGGAATCCATCGGCCTTCCATAATTGAGCCATCATGTTTGAACTGCAACTTGTCAATGTAAATGTCGCAACCTTCTGCATCCGCTTGATCTAGTTCATCGAATGCACCGGGCAGATAGCAATCATCAACACCAATAAGTGAGAACCAATCTGCAGTTTGTTCTGTCTGGATTCTAAGCATGAAGTCTGCAAACTCGCCTTGCATCTCAATAATCTTTGTGATCTTTTTATACTCTTTCGGAATTGCTAAATGTACTAATTCTTTATTTTGTGAATCGTGCGCAAGAACTATGGAATCTGGTTGTCTTTTAAGTGATTGAACACCTGTCCAATAGGTAGGTAGAAACTCACTATAAGTTGTGCCAAATAAACAAACGCCTAACCCAAGTGTTAATGAATTAGTTTTCATTGTTGAACCAATCTCCAGAACGTATCCCCTGCATTATCAATCATGTGCCTTAAGTGATCTTTGTCTTGCCAATCTTCAACGCTGGTAATTCCAACATTCTCGTTCGTGTGAATCCTGCAACCTGACAATACGGCTTCCATAACTGCGCGACATTCTGACTCAAATGCTAAAGGTAAGTGAACAAACCATTCACACCTTGCCATTGCATCTAAGACTTCATCACGCGACACATTACTAAGTGACTTAAATTGATAGCCTGCTTGCGCTGCCCAAATCTCTGCTTTGAGTTTTCCCTTGAGTGGATGACTACGCGCTGCCCATAATGCAAACGGTTGCTTGTCCATGTGGTCATAACATTTTGACGTATCGAAGTAGCTTAGAACTTGCGCGGTCTTTCGTGGTTTAGTCCATGCAAGTTCCCTGCGCAAGTGTGCCGGCGTATGCGTTACGAATAAACGACTGCTACGAATCAATGTGTTTAGTCCTGCGCGTGGTGTTTGTAAATGATGCACAAAGACAAACGGCTCATGCTTGCTAATCTCGTTCAGCTGCTGATCTGTAAACAAATCCGTTCCAGTTACAACAACAGAATCAAACTGGTGTATGTCATGTGTATCAAAATTTTCTGGCGTCACAATTTGTATATCAAATCCCAATGGTGCTTGAAGTCGGTATTCGTAGTCTGACATTTCTGCACCACCTGCAAACCTGCCATAGAACAGTCCATTGAGTGCCGATTCCTGCCCCACAGAAGCATTGTGAGCCACGTTAGTCACGTTCTCTATGTGATGGGTGTACCAACCTATTTTCATGCCGTAGGCCGTTCTGTACCTTTAGCCCCTAGAACCTCTATTGCAGGTTTCCAGAAGTCGTTGAATACGGTATCTGCGTTATACGCCTTAGCAAAATCCTGCGCCTTTTGTGAGCGACCTCTGCCGCGCTGATACGCCTGTTCTAGTGCATCGACAATGCCGGGAACGCTAGGCATATGAAACCACGCTGACTGCGGTGCATCCCATAAAGGCTGACCATCAACTAGCCAACCATCGCCAACGAGTTCTGTCGAAGCTGCGAAGTCTGAAACGATTACGGGAGTTCCGCAGGCTTGCGCTTCTACTGTTGGAACTCCGAAGCCTTCGCCGTAGCTAGTCGCAAGCAAAACATCCATCGCTGTATAAAGCGTTGCCAAAGTCGGTTGGTCTATTCCGGTTCTAAGTAGATAAGGATCAACGAATGAATACTGGTGTTCTTTGATACCGCATGACGTTATGAGGTCTTGTAACTTAATGCCACCTAGTGAACCATTAGCATCTGTATGCAGATAGAGAACAACGTCATCGTGCATCTGCGCAAAAATACTAAACGCCAGAATGTTCTCACCAAAAGCCTTGCGGTTAGGTGATACGCCTTTATTAGCCGCGTTCATTCCAACAATAAATACATCATCACTAGCACCAATGAAATCTCTGCCTGTCGTTCCCTTGTGTCGCTTCATGGGTTTGAATGCAGAATCAATCGCGTGTGGAATGTATAACGCTTCAATTCCTACGTTCTCTAACATTGCTTGCCCATATTGACTCATGGCAATTGGAGTTACAAAGTCTTGTCTGCACCATGAAGCAACTGCTGGCGGTGCTGGAATGTGATCAACTGGAACCCAACTAGCAACGTTCCAATCTGACCAACGCTTACCCTTGAAAACCCAAACGTCATAAAGCGTAAACAAGATGTGATTCTGTTTTGGATTATGTTCTGTCCAATTAAACATATGCGCCGGCACAACGTCATTGGAATACAGGTCTGCACCGCGCTGATAAATTGGGATGCCGTTCCAGTCGCTGTTGCTTCCCTCTAGACCGTAGTTGTTAAAGACTGCAACATTATGACCCATTGCTTTCATACGGCTAGTGACTTGAGCAGTTGCTACGCCATAACCCGTATTAGCCCAAGGCGCGTTTGATACCCAACCAATACATAAAGAATCCTGCACAGATAATCCTTTGTTCGCAGTTAGTAGAAACTTATCTTAAAACCTGCCTAAATAAAAGCAGAACCCCACCAAGCCTGCGCTCCCGGTGGGGTTCTACGTTTAGTGTTTCCGAATTAGGAAGCAGCTCCAGCGAAATACTTAACGTGTGATGTTTGTGGCAAGTTGCCATCCACGCGGAAAGTAGCTCTGAAGGTGATTAGGTCATTCTGGAATGCGTAATCATCTGAACGATCCAAACGAATGCCACCAACAGAACGAACATAGTAGCTAGGTAGGTGTCCGAAGATAACTGACTTTGCACTTGTTGCTGCGTTTACCATTGCTGGGTTTTCGTAGATTGGGTAACCAAGAAGCAAATCACGAGCTTCAGCGGTTAGTGATGGGCTGAACAGGTAGTTGCCAACGCTGTCCTTCAACTTACGAACCTTACCGATGGTCTGTCCGTTCATCTGCCAACCAGTTCCCGGCATTGTGCGGCCTGCAACATCGACAGAGTAAACCAAGTCGATTAGGTTATCTGCGGTGAATACGCCAGAAACACCAGTTCCACCGGTGATGCCTGAACCTGCTGCGGTTACGATGCCTGTTGGCTGTACCGTTCCAGTTCCAGTTGTTAGTGCGGTATTGACTGCATAGCCAAGTGAGTTACCAACCTGTGATGCAAGGAATCCTAAGATGTCCACGCCTGCATCGGATACCATTTCACGGCTGATCTGTGTCAGGAATGAATACTTGTATGCAGACAACGTAATGAAACTATTGAAAGCCATGTCAGACTCACCAATTAGTGCTGCTTCACTAGTCACAGTTCCAACGGAACGAGATGCAAGTGAAGGAATCTGCAAGTTTTCTCCACCAGCAGTATTGATTGTGGTTGAAGTTTCAAGCATTGGACCCACGAAACGTGCAATTTCAATTACGTTGTTGTAGAAACTGGTAGGTACTGGTGCGCCTGTACTTGACTTTGTAATGTCGCGCTTTTCAAATGAAAGCGAACGAACATCACCAAGAGCAAGCGAACGAATCATTTCTGCTTCGTCTGTGCCACGAGTTTCAGTCTTTGCCTGTGCTTCGAATCCAGCCATTGCTTCAGCGGCACGTTCTTCGCGTTCTACTGATGCCTTGATGGTGTCGATGGTTGCCGCACGCTGATCAAGATCAGCCATGATGCGGTCATAAACTGTATTTTCTTCTGCGGATAGATCGCGCTTTTCAGCTGCTGCTGAGTCAAGAAGAGCCTTTGCTTCTTCCCAAGCCTTTGCACGAGCTTCCACTTGCTGACGAATGTAGTCAGACATAGTTACTCCTAAAGTGTTTGATTGGATTGGACTTACATTTTCTGCGTGGCTCCACGACAGTTGCGCAATAGCGGCTCCGCATAATGCTTATCTAATTATGTCACAAAAAAAAGTTAGACCCACACCCATACCCTGATGCAGGTCTAACTTTGAAAAAGTTTAGAACGCTTTGAGCATTAGGTCAAGTTGCTTGCGCTTGATCTCAAGTAGATCATTCTGATTAGGAACATCTGCCCGTAGCTTTGAAACAACTTCACTAATCAAATTCGCGTGATCGGCTTCTAAAGTTTCGCCTGCTTCTAGTCGTGTGATCGCATCGCTTAAGGCATCTACATCTACGGCAGTACGAGTTGCAAGAATGTCTAATGAACGAACGCTTGCAGTTGTCGCTTCGTAAGCAGGAAATCCAGTCACAATAGAAACTTCATGCAAACGAACTTGATGAAGTTCGCGTGTGTTTCCGTCTTGACTCCACGCATCACCTTTAGGTGGAACGCTAAAGCCAAACGACATAGAAGAAACATCGCCACGCTTCATAAGCACCGATAGATCGCGCCCGGCAGTCGTATCTGGTAGATCGGCAGTTGCGAGTAATCCGCGTGAATCTTCAGTTAGTCGTAAAGTTCCAGCACGAGTTGAACCAAGAACTACGTCTGTGTTGTGATTCATAAACAGTTTGATTTCGTTTCGAGATTTCAACGAACGCTTGAATGCACCTTCTTTGATTACTTCAGTAAACGGCAACGGCTCACTAGGGCTATTGAATACGGCTGCATATCCTGTAAAACTCATGCCATCGCTTGATGCTTCAGCTGCGCGAATGTCAAACTCAACATTATTAACGCGGCGTTCTACTGTCGTTTCCATTGACTGCCCTTCTTTACTTCTTAAGTTTAACGTGACTGATTTCCACCGTGCATTCATTTCATCTACTGTTGCAGTCATTGGTTCTTGTATGCCTAAGTAACTTTCAGGAATAACCCAAAGTTTGCAGATCGCTTCAGGCTCAATCATGCCTTCGACTATCTGGCATTGTTGCGCATTCTCATTGTAAAAAATGCAGTTGTTACAAATTAGACCTTCAGCCTTAAAAGGATTGTTAGCCGCTGGCGCGTAGTGCGCCCCGTCTGCATCTGTTGATTGGTTATACATTCCGTATTCCAAAGCAACATTGGCTTGATTCTCTGCTTGTTCTTGCTGGCGATCATTAAGCAAATCCCATTCGCCTACATCGCGGATTTCATAACCAGTCATTTTGTTACTCCTATTTGCTTGATCAAGTTTAACGCGATCAGAAACTGCTTGTGCGTAATCTAAGGTTCGTTGTGCTTGTCTGCGGTTTGATCCTGAACCCCAAAGTAAATGAGC